TAATCACATGCGGTGTCGATGATGTATCCAGCCACAAATCATCTGCCTTCGGTGATTGAGGTGACGCTGCTCCGATAGACGGTGCCTTTGTAATAGGGGTAATATCTGCCCCATCCAGCGTACACATGGAAAATGTTACCGTTCCTGCCGTTGCCTTTGATGCCTCCATATCTTTAAGCGTCTTGTCATTTGTATTAAATATCTTTTTGTCCGGCCAAATAGCCACATACGCCCCCATACCACACATTACTTTGGGATTTTTCGCAAGCTGACCAATAATCTGCCAATCGTTCATTTCTTTGTCTGTATATACTAAGTTGCCATCCTCCACAAGCAAAATTCCGTTTTTCGCATACATTCCATAGATTTCTCCGGTACGAAACAACATTCTTCTCTTTCTTCTGGGTGCCAGTGCCGGGTAATAATCGGATGTCATGTTCTTCTCCATATAAAATTCATTTTCCCCACAATTCATGGTATGGTTGTACCCGCCAAAAGCAGATATCATATCCCTTGTTGTTTCCATTTCTGTAGCTGGTGTTATTGTCAAGGTTACACCCCCGTTCTTTTTGGCTGCATTGGCATATGATTCCGAATATACCAGTTCTTAAAATCCTGATACCCATTACTGAATACCGCAATCTGGTTATTGTACATTCCCATATCACGGTTATAAAAATCGATTTGAGCCATCAAATAATCAACGTACACTTTCGCGTAGGTATCCGGTATTAATAGGTCTTCATTCATATGTTCTTCATCATATCCATCAAATACAACGTCCACATTTTCTTCATACCTGCTAATTACCTCATCATAAACTTGTCCATCAAGCATCGATAACCATTCAATTTTTTCCATGTCCGAAAATCGGTTTGGTCTTAACCGGTCTGCTTTTTCAATTGCTTCCTGCACTCTCAACTTTCTCACCTCAACCTAAAAAAAGCGGGGAAGGTCACTGCTTCCCCGCAACTTTCCTCTTATCAGGGGAACTAATTGCTTTCATTTTTGGCTACTAACTCAGAAATCTTTGTTTCTGTCTCCTCGTCTGCTTTTTCAGAATTACGCAATACCTCAGCCACATAATATGGCACCTCAACTTCCACTCCGCGCTGAATGCGGAATGTAGTTCCATTTACAACTACGGTAACGTCTTCCGAATATTTATCCTTGTCTTTAAACAATTTAATCTTAACCAAACGCGTAATATCGTCCTTTTTTGCTGTTGCCATGATTCTTCCTCCTTTTTCAAATGGGTTCCCCTCGAAAAGAGAACCCATCCTCTTAGTTTGCTGTTACTGTGCCGGCTTTAAAACCACACGACTCAATACGAATCATGTACTGTTCCACCAGACGCTCTGCCGTCTTAATAGCTTTCCAGCCAACCGTTGAACGCTGATTCAACGGGTCTTCTCCCGAACCCAGCTGTTTGACAATATGCTGTAATCCGCCACCTTCTACTTCAGTTACACCGTAGGCGTGTGCTGCAATTACCATTGTGCAGTAAACCGCCAAACCTTCCGGACAGGTTTCGTCTTTCAGAATTTTGGCTTCTGAATTCTCTACGAAACGAATATTTCCAATGCGTCCGATTTCACCCTTCCACATCTTATCCGGTGTCGTGTACTTATTCCATTCCTCAAATCCCTTTGATGTTTTCACATCATAAGCAGCGTTCGGATGAATAACACATACAAAGGCATCCTCTATTGTTTCCGCGTTTACACTTCCAAGATAGGCTGCTGCCTGCAAAAAGATATCTACATTCAATTTGCAGGTTCCATCCAATGTCTTTCTTGTAAGGACCTCTGTGCCGTCCGATTTAGGTGCATACATTACATTGGTGCCACCGCTAATTACATCACGCGTAATGGTATCTAACGTACGTCCAGCCTGCGAACCACTTAACTTTGTAGCCTGCACCACATTGTTATCAATTGCTGTGAGTTCCAGCACATCCGTAAGAGTGATATAATCACCGTACTGCTGTACCTCGGATTTAACCGTGGTCACCTTCATCTTACTACCATCCGGCGTTACGCCTTCCACCAAAGGGGTGGTGTTTTTCGGTAACGAATCATACTTTCTAAATTCGATTACCTTACCACCGTTTTTTGGAATTGGATATTTATCACCAAACTGGTCAAACACCAATTTTGGCTCTGCCATCGTAATCAGAGATTTTTCATAAAACTCTTTCATCTCGGCAGTCATTCCCGAGTCGCCTGTTGTATTTGGATTTAAATTCCCTGCAAACATCTGTAAAGACATTCGTTTTGCCAATTTTCTTGCTTTGTTCATTTTGCTTACCTCCATTCTGCACATCGGTCAGAATGTAATTTTCTCACCGCGTGCGGCTCTTTTTGATAACTCATCGATATCTTTTGCTGTCAACTTGCTTATGTCAATTTTCTGTTCTACCGGCTTTGAAGAAGTATTCGTTCCATTCTCAGCCGGACGCAAACCTTTCGCGCGAATACCATCCGTCACGCGCTCCGCTGTTTTAGCTGATGCCATCTGCATAGCTCCTCGCATGATTTCTTCGTGATGCGCTACTTCGTACGCCGTTCTTACATCAATGCCATTCTGCAGCAACTGCAGGAAGTCTTTATTCTCAACCTCCTCATCAAAGCTAAAATTCGGATAAATTTCCTTTAATGCGTCTGCCTCTGACATCCACTTGCTATACGTTTCATCTGCCTGACGAATTCTCTGCGTTTCCTCAGCCGCTCGTCTGAATTCTTCATTCTGTTTTTCCAAACGATAGAATTCACGATACTGTTCCGTGGACATTCCCTTTGCCATGGCACGCTCTTCGAACATGGAATCATCCTCTTCCAATGCCCTTAACATGTCATCCGCATCTGCGGTCTTGTCCAATCCATAGCGCTGTGCCACAAAATCAAGGACTTTCTGCGATGATGATAACCGCTCTTCCATTTCCTTGGTCTGCTTAAATCTGTCGTTAATCACCTTCTGAACACTCTGGTTATATTCATCTTTGAACTCCCCTTTAATCATGTTCTTCCACTTGGTTCCTCTGTCCTCTGTACTTTCCTCACCGGTGTCTGTCTGTACCTGGACAGTCTGCTGGTCGTTCTGACCCTCTAAGCCAGTCTCAACTTCTGCGCCTCCTGCTTCTCCTGCGCCCTCTGCAAACAACTGCAAATAAATTTTGTTTTTCATAGGTTTCATTCCTCCATCGTCTTTCCGAAGTGTCGCTATCATCGTCTTTCCGAAGTGTCGTTTCCATCGTCTTTCCGAAGTGTCAGTGCTTTTCACACCACTACCTTATCATGGATTAAATTTGGTTTACCCCCAAACTCCCATGGTTTTTGAAATTAAAATTTTTATGTACTCCGGATACTGTTCTTCCAAATCCAGCAAAGCATCTACAAGCATGCCAAACACTATGTTCGCTCGTAACTTACTTCTGTATGTTGTATGAATCATAGCAAGTCCATTCTTTACTTCCACCTGCTGCCCCGGATACAATTTCTCATGATTTTCAATCTCACTTGCAAACATTCCTACAATCACGGATACCGCCGCACACACGATATCCTTTCCATGCTCCGCATAGCCTGCATGTCCTACCACATCTAATTCAAATGTTTCCTTTGCCCAATCAATCCGTATACTTAACATGTCAACTCTCCTATACACTTGCCATACTGTTTGCCTGTTCCTTTGCTCCATCTAAGCGCTCGCTCTTTGTCATTGCTCCACCTAGAGTATCATTTTTCATTGTCTGCTTCGAATCCTGTCCCGGTGGATTTGGGTCTCCACCATTTACAATCTCCTGCCCCTGTACGCCTACCATCTGCATAAGTTGCTGTACCTGCTGTTGCAATGCCATTAACTGTTGATACATCGTTCCGTTATTCTGTATTTTCATAATAATTTTTTCCTTACCTTCAAACTCCATCATATCAAGGCAGGCTAACGATGCATCGGCATTTCCCGGAGCAAAGAATCCTTTGTCGTAAAACTGAAGTGCAAGTTCATTCTGGGCCATTCGTGAGTAAGTTGATTTCTTGGCCGCCGATACAGTAACGTCAAAGATAGGCAGTCTCTCTCCTACTTCAACGCCCATCTCTTCTCCACCTTCCTGCGGAATCATGCCACCATTATCAAAGGTCGCAAATTGCTGTTCTCCTTTTTCGCCCAGTATGCGAAATTTACGTGGTTCATCATAAAACTGACGTATCAGTTCAATAACCATGTAACATTCTTCCATATATGCCCGATAGGTTCCTCGAATCATATCACGCGACAACTTACTTCCTGCCTCCTGCAAGGCGGCAATTGCCGTAGCAGCAGTAACACCACTTTGTGTACTTCCCTGCGAGAAGTCACGGTTACCTGATGTTTCTTTCAATTCGTTTATCTTTTCCTCTTTTACGTTGATACACTGTGTTGGCGGAACTACTGATTGCATTGGTTGAATATCATCCGGATTTCCGGTGTAGTGTACAACTTCCTTAGTCCAGTCGTTAAATTCATCCTCATTGATTCCTCCCGTGTCTTTTGAAAGGTATCTGGCTTTGCTTGCCTTGATAGCAGAATCCAATATTACCTGGTCTAATTTGTCAATATAAAGCTGTGGGTCTTTCATGATATCTATGTAACCAAACCCCACTGGTGTCCCCTCTTCCGGGAACATAACATCAAACACATACGGATACATCCCATGGTCATAATATCCTCTTTCTACATACTCCGGGTCATTTTCGGATGCATACAGAATCTTGTCATTTACGAATTTGCAGTAATGCAGTATATCCTTTGTTCCATTGTCTTTTTTGTAGTACCAATCTACAACATACGATTTCTCCGAAGTGTCGACATTTTCTGCGTATATTTAGTTAGTACGATGTCACTTCCCGTCAAATCAATATCCGGATAACGCTGTTTTAAAATTTCGTTATCCATCAATTCCACATGGAAAAGGTTTGCAGATTCCTGAATTTTGTTAATACCCGGTTCCCAAAACAAATTCAGTATATCTATTTTGGCAATGTTGATATCACCAACGCCATTGTTCTTACGCGAATCCCATACTATCTTTTTCACACTGGCTCCCTGTTTCAGTTTGTACCATGCACAATCGTTATACGTTTCTTCGTATCGATTGTATTCAAGAACTACCGGCAAAATGGAGGTCAGTGTTTTCGCCGTCTGTTCATCGGATGACTCACGTGCCAGTACGGTAGGTTCCGGGAAGTTGTCCATCATATCCGCATGCTTGTTATTAATCGAGTTGTGCAGCCACGCAGAAACCGGCTCTGTCATTCCTTTCTTTTTTTTCTTCTCCTCCGATTCAACAATTCGCCAATGGCGTAATTTCCACCATTCTTCATTGGCTCTTATTTTTCTATCGAACCGGTCTTTCCCCTCTTTGTATTTCTTTAGTGTTTCCGCCGCTTTTCTCACATCATCCTCTGTCAGATTTGTGAGTTTTTCTTTCTCATACTGTTGCATTTCCTCTTGTGTGTTTGGTTCTCCGGCACTTCCATCCAATTCTGCCTGCGGTGTCGACTTTTCGACACTTTCAGGCATAGGTGTCCTCTGATCTTCCATCTTTTTTTCTTTCTTTTGTGCAAATAACTGTAAATTCATATTCTGCCTCCTAAATCATATAAAATTCATATCTGTTTGCATCTTCATTTGAGGTTGTCCTTTGATTCAAAGGATCATCCCCTATATGGTCACGCTCCAGCACATTTTTCCTTGGGGATATTGGATTATCCATAAGCACATACCGGCACTCATCATAAATATGGTCTTCCTGTGTAGTATCAATATCCTCCACATCGCTCTCGCTATACACGAGTGCCGGGATTGTTCGGATAAAGTGTTTACATGTATCAAATACCTGGAACATGGTATCTCCATCTTCATCAAATGCCATCCGGTAATGATACTGCATCTTTCCGGCAAGTCTTGCATTATCGCCCGGACTAAAGAGAATGTTGTTTGGGTGTTTCTCCATCATTTCTGCAATGGATTCACCACGTGAGCAATCCCATATGGACGGGTCTGCGATACCTATTATCTTTCTGCCTTTGAGGTTTGGGTCCTCATTTTCAATTTCCCTAATGTGTTTTGCCTGCTGGGTTGGGTCTAACTCCAGTCCCACATTGGGTTCACCGGTGCACCCATAATACTCGCGAATTCGATAAATCTTTCCGTTTTCATCTGCCGCATACCATCCAACGCTAAAAGGTTTGGCGAACCCATAATCATATCCACGCCATATACGCCAATAGGATGGTATTCTGAACGGCTCTATAACGTGAGTCCACTTTCTGTCCTTATAGTGTTCCGGGTCATTTCTCCACTCTTTGAATACCTGACCGGAAAAGCTATCCCATGAGCCGTATAACAACGCCTTACGCTCTGCCTCCGGCAACATGGCAAGATTGTCCAGATAATAGGGGTCGTTTTCCAGCAATTTCTTGTTATCAAATACCGATGATGGGATAAAGATTCTCTTTCGTTTCACCTGAATCTTTTTCCCATTCGGATCAAGAATTGTTCGTTCTTCCGTGATTGGCGTTTCCGGTGGTGCCGCTGTAATAAAGCGGTCTTTCACCCATGCGTGGCCAACACCCCCCGGATTGGCAGTTGCTCTCATGTACACACGTGTTCCTGGTCCACTTGGACGATTACGCGAGAACATATAGGAGTACTCTTCCCACGTAAAATGTGTTAATTCATCAAAGCCAATGAAATCATACGCAAGTCCCTGATAATTCAAGCGGTCTTTTGTGTGCTGCATGGTACCAAAAAAGATTTTCGCCCCAGATGGAAATGTCCACTTCTTATCCGTGACATTGTATTTTGCCTGCGGCACCACCGCTTTGTATAATTCATTCGAACGCAATATCAGCTCTTGAAGTTGAGGATATGTCTTACGAAAGATGATACCTTTATAGTTTGGCACCTTAATCTGTCGCATTGCTTCACACAACATAGCATCTGACTTTCCACCTCCTGCTGCCCCGCCATACAGACATTCATACTCCGGACGACACATAAAAGCACTCTGGCGTGGCTGTGGCGACCAAACAATTTTACTCATCCTCTGCCTCCTTAACCGGAGTAAGTATCATTACACCTACACCATCCTCTTCGGTCTCAATCTTATTCTCAACCTTTTCACGCCACTTGTCCGGTTTACGGTTTTTCAGCCAAAACACTTGTGCTCCCAGTTCCGGCGGATAATAAACTTCCTGGTCTACCATCACTACCTCTTCGCGCTCACACTTACGTTTTCCGTTTTCATAATCCACTTTTTTCACCTTAAACGGCTTTTTCTCAATCCTAGTAAAACCAACCGCTTTTTTGAACAATTCATTCTCCACTTGTGCGTCTGAAACTTCCCTCCCTTTTTTTAGGCGTTCAGAAAGTTCAGAATGTTCTTGCATGTATTTGTATAATGTTGTTTTGCTAATCCCCAGTTTTTCGGCTATTTGCGACATTACAAGACCTTCTCTTGTCCATCCCTCAATCAATTCCAAATAGGGTTCAACTTTTACGCTATATTGACTTTTTGCCATATCTGATACCCCCTTTTGGTCAGAATAACAAAATCTTTGCTATCTTTCCCCCCTAGTTCCCATACAAAAAGGCACCTGCCATTGACAGATGCCTCTCTCTAAACTAACCTTCGATTTTATAAAACCCTCTACAATACCAAGAACTAGCCGTTATTCCCTCTGCGTATGCATCATTGTACACATTTCGTCCATCTTCATCACCTGGGTAATTCGT